TGGAGAGATGCGTGACGACAAAAAGCACATGAGTATGCTTGAAGATTTTTGGTTACCTCGTCGTGAGGGTGGTCGTGGAACTGAGATCACCACCTTACCTGGTGGACAGAATCTAGGGGAACTCAAGGATGTTGAGTATTTTAAAAAGAAGCTTTATAATTCTCTCAATCTTCCTCCTTCAAGGCTCACAGACGACAACAAAGGATTCAACCTTGGTAAAACCACTGAAGTCCTCCGTGACGAACTTAAGTTCGCGAAGTTCATTGGCAGATTACGTAAGAGATTTGGGGAGTTTTTTCACGACGTTCTCAAGACGCAACTCATCCTTAAAGGAGTAATCTCCCCAGAAGACTGGGAAGACATGAAGGAGCATATGCAATATGACTTCTTATTTGATAATCATTTCAATGAATTAAAAGAAATTGAAATGATGAATCAACGTATGGCCACTGTAACTCAGATGGATCCGTTTGTTGGTAAGTATTATTCTATTGAACATATTCGTAGACATGTTCTGGTACAACGTGATGACGATTATAAGGAAATGGATAAGCAAATGAATAGAGAAATTGAGTTGGGACTTGTTATGTCTCCTCAAGATGTTAATACATTTGATACATTGGATCGTCAGAATGATGCATTTGCTCCAGAGATCGAAGCACAGAATGCTGAGGATGATCACGCTAGAGAATTGGAAAAAGAAAAATCAAAACCAAAGCCTCCCGCGCCTAAACCTAGCAATAATACTAAATAAAATATAATATCATATTATCATGACGCAAGAAACTGAAGTAACTAGTGATGTAACTATGCCAGGAGTGGTTGATATCGTATCTAAAATACAGAATAACGATAGAGCTTCTGCTATTGATGACATTAATGATATCTTGTATGCCAAAGCATCTGATGCTATTGGAGATAACAAGGTAGGCGTTGCGAAATCATTGTTTAATGAACCCCCTGAAGAAACTGCTGTAGAGCCTGAATCTAATGAAACTGATAACGGAACAAGTTGAGGATATAAAACTCCTCACTGAAGAAAAAGGTGGTAAGAAGATCCTTTATATTGAAGGAGTATTTTTACAATCTGAACTAAAGAATCGCAATGGTCGTATGTATCCATTTGAAACTCTTAACCGTGAGGTTGGGCGTTACAATGAAGAATATGTAAAACCAAAACGTGCTTTAGGAGAGTTAGGACATCCAGATGGCCCAACTGTAAATCTTGATCGTGTGTCTCACAGGATTGTAGAACTCCGCGCAGAAGGAACAAACTTTTTAGGTAAAGCACAGATACTTGATACACCTATGGGCAATATTGCTAAGTCTCTTTTAGAGTCTGGTGTTCAATTAGGTGTTTCTTCTAGAGGTATGGGAAGCATTGATAAAAGAGAGGACTGCTCAGTAGTCCAAGATGATTTTATGTTAACAACTGCTGCTGACATTGTGGCAGATCCATCCGCACCTGATGCTTTTGTCAATGGTATCATGGAAGGTAAGGAGTGGGTTTGGTCTAATGGAATACTAAAGGAAGCAGAAGTTGCTAAATACAAAGGAGTTATTGACGCGGCATCTCGTCAAGAATTGGAGGAAAAAACACTTAGAGTGTTTAATGACTTCATTACAAAACTCTGATTTAATAAATAAACTTAGATTATATACGGAAATTCGAGGAATTTAACAAATGTCTGATACATTAAACGAAAAGTTTGAGGAGTTTGCGACTGAGCAAAAGGTCACTCTTAAAGAAGGAGATCCTATGCCATCAGTTTCTGCTGAAGTAATTCCTGGAACTGGTTCTGATCCTTCACAAGTCTCTGATGTACAAACATCAGGTGCTTCTGGAAAAGATCCACAGCCTAAAGTAGAACCTGCTGCTGTTCCTGGCGCACAGTCAGTTACTGATTTGGGTGGTAGTTCTACAACTCCAAACGAACATGACGAAGACGGTGAAGAGAATCCTGGTGCTAAAGCAGCCGCTCCTGTAGGAGATAAGGCAGCACAGAGTGATGGTACTGCTCAGACAGGTAACATCAACGATGCTGGCGACCAAGGTACAACACCTACAGTTGGTACAGAGGTAGCATACGGAACTGGAGATGGTGGCAAGGTCACATATCCAATTCATGCTGGTTTTGAACTCGACGTTTCCGATGACATCAAAGCCCTCCTAGAGGGAACCGAACTCTCTGAAGAGTTTGCCGAGAAAGCAAAAACAATTTTCGAGGCCGCTGTAAAAGCAAAACTCAAAGAAGAGTATGAAAAGCTTGTAAAACACTTTGCTGAAGAGACAGAGAAGAAAGTTGAAGAAGTTAAGAAAGAACTTTCTGAAGAAGTAAACGGCACAGTGAATTACGCCATTGGACAATGGAAGGATGAGAATAAGATCGCCATTGACCAAGGTATAAAGAATGAGATTACAGAAGACTTCATTGCAGGTCTGAAGAATCTCTTTGAAGAGCACTACATTTCTATCCCCGACGATAAGGTTGATGTGGTAGAAGGTATGGCCGATCAAATACATGAGATGGAATCACGCCTTGACGAACAGGTCAAAGCTAATGTGAAGTTACAAAATCGCCTAGATGAGTCTGCAAGAATTGTTGTTCTGAATAATGTTTCAGAAGGACTAGCAGATACTCAGAAGGAGAAGCTCGCTGCTCTCGCAGAGGGAATCGAGTTTACAACCGAGGAAGAGTTCACCAAGAAAGTCTCTACTATCAAGGAGAGCTATTTCAAGGAGTCAACCGTAACCCCAAGTGAGGTTGCAGACGAAACTCCAGTTGAAGGAATTGTAGATAAGGATGTGACACCAGCAATGGCAAGCTACCTTGATGCGATGAATCGCTGGAATGCTTAATAATATCAAAATAAACTTTTAAGTTAGAAAAATGTTTAATGCAAAAGCTCTAACAGAAAAGTGGTCACCTGTTCTAGGTCATGAAGGTGCTGGCACCATCAAAGACAATTATAGAAAAGCTGTTACTGCTGTACTGTTAGAAAACACAGAAAAGACACTACGCGAAGAGCGTGGCATGATCAATGAGGCTAGCAACACTGCTGGTGCTATTGGTACTAATGCCCTTTCAGGTAGTGGTCTTGGTACACAGACAGGCGGTCTAGCAGGTTTCGACCCTGTAATGATCAGCCTCATACGTCGTGCTATGCCAAACTTGGTAGCATACGACATATGTGGAGTTCAACCAATGAGTGGTCCAACAGGACTTATCTTCGCAATGAAGGCTCATTATCAAGAGCAAGGTTCAGCACTTCGTGCAGGCCCAGAGGCTCTATTCCACGAAGCAGATTCAAGCTTCTCTGCTTCATCTGCTGGTCCTGGTGCTTACAACCAGACCAACGCTTCTGGTGGCGACGACACTCATCCTCGTGGTGACAACGGTGCTACAGATGCAAACCCAGCTCTCCTTAACGACACATCAGGTGGTGGTACAACTGCTGCTAACTATGAGCGTGGCGAAACTGGAGTAGCTAGAAACGTTGCTGAAACTCTTGGATCAGGTGCAACCTTATTCAACGAAATGAGCTTCAGTATAGAGAAGACTTCTGTTACTGCAAAGACTCGTGCTTTGAAAGCAGAATACACTCTAGAACTTGCACAGGACTTGAAAGCAATTCACGGTCTTGATGCAGAGCAAGAACTTGCTAACCTATTGTCTAGTGAGATACTTGCAGAAATCAACCGTGAGGTTGTTCGTACAGTTTATACTGTTGCAAAACAGGGTGCTCAGAACAACGTTGCCAACGCTGGTGTATTCGACCTAGACGTTGACTCAAACGGAAGATGGTCAGTTGAGAAATTCAAGGGACTTATGTTCCAGATCGAAAGAGATGCTAACGCTATCGCGCAGCAGACTCGTAGAGGAAAGGGTAACTTCATCATCACATCTGCTGATGTTGCTTCTGCTCTTGCCATGTCTGGTACACTTGACTACTCTTCAGGTCTTCAAGGATCTGGTGGACCTTCCATCGGTGAAGTTGATGACACTGGAAACCTTTTAGTAGGTACAATGAACGGACGCATTAAGGTTTACGTTGATCCTTATTCAGCAAACGTTTCAAACACCCACTACTATGTTGCAGGTTATAAGGGATCTTCACCATATGACGCAGGATTATTCTATTGCCCATATGTTCCCCTCCAAATGCTCAGATCTGTGGATCCAGCAACCTTCCAACCTAAGATTGGATTTAAGACTCGCTACGGCATGGTCGCAAACCCATTCGTTACTCAGGACGGAACAGGAACTGGAACACCAGATGCAGAAGCACTGACCCACAACAAAAACCAGTATTACAGAAGGGTTCGCGTTGCAAACCTAATGTGATCTACAAGAAGGTTACTGTTTAAACACTAAAGGAGACCTTCGGGTCTCCTTTTTTATTATTTGCATTAAATAGAACTATATGCTATAGTACATTATGAATGGTCGCGTAGATAAGATAGCAATGACTGCTAGAGTCAATCGAATGATTACTGGGATCCATGAAAAACAATGGTATCCTGAGTGGAACTGGGAGCAACGTAATGCGGCCAAGCGAGTCCTAATAAATGTGTTGGAGGTACTCGACGAATACCATTCATAGGAGGACAATGACTGAAGAAGCAATTAAAAGTTTATGTTACACAAAAGAAGAAGTTGATGCAATGATTGATGCTGCTGTAGCAGAAGCAAGAGCAATAGATGAAGCATCAATGGCAGAGCATAATTTCAAAGCAACTATCATTAGTATGATACTTGGATTTACTTGTCTAGCATTATTTCTTGATGGAACGTTAAGATTGTTGGGGATTATACCACCTTTTATGGATATAGATATAAGTATAATTGATAAGGTTGCTGATAAGGTAGAGACAGAAATACTTCCTTTAGTTCAACAAGCACAGAAATATATACCAGG